CTCAATTATTTAAATGTTATAGTGATAGTTGCGGTAGTTTTGATATATTTGAATTAGTTCAAAAAGTAGAAGATATTAAAGATTTAAATGCTGCAGTATTTTATATAGTAAATTTTTTTAATCTTCAATCTAAAATTAATGAAGTAGATGAAGATTTTGATTTAGATACATCTAAATATATTGCACAAGTTACTAAATTAGCACAATTAGATGGATATAAAAAAGATAAAGTTATATTACCAGAATTTCCTATGGATATGTTAGATCATTATCCGCAACCAGAAATATTAGATTGGACTAGAGAAGGTATATCTCACGAAGTGTGTAATTATATGGGAATTAAATATGATCCTGTAAATGGAAATATTTTAATTCCTCATTATGATGAAGATAGTAGATTAGTTGGAATTAGACAACGTACATTAGTCCAAGAGCAAGAAGTATATGGTAAATATAGACCCGCGCGAATACAGGGTAAACTTTGTAATCATCCTCTTGCATTTAATCTTTATGGTTTCAATCAAGCACGGCCGCAGATTAAACAAGCTCAATTAGCAATTATAGTTGAGGGTGAAAAATCAGTTTTACAATATATGTCATACTTTGGAACAAAGTCAAATATATGTGTAGCTGTATGCGGCAGTTCAATATCTCAATATCAATTTCAACTTCTCTTGGATGCAGGAGTTAAAGAAATTGTATTAGGATTTGACAAAGACTTTCAAGAAATGCGTGGAAAAGAATATGATGATGTTGTTAAAAAAATTGACAACATTTATAATAAATATAAAAATAGAATTACCATTAGTGTTTTATTTGATAAATGGAATTTACTAGGATATAAAAATTCACCATTAGATTGTGGAAAGGAGGCTTTCTTATATCTATGGAGGAACAGAGTTATGTGTTAAAATATAGACAAAAACATCCTAGATGTAGATATTGTAAATTTTATAAATACATTTGTCCACCAGCAGGTAATTGTCAAGGATATGATAAATGTATTCTTAAAGATAAACCTTTAACAAATTGAGATTTTTTATTCTGAATTTGACAAGGATGTTTTTGTAGGTGATTTAAAGCATGTGAAGAATTTTAGATAAATGCAAAAATTGTAAATATTTACATTGTATTTGAGGAGATCCTTCTAGATGTCGTTGTGAAATAACTGGACATAAAATTTATTTAGAAGATTGATTTGAAGGACTATTTTGTAGTTATTTTGAAGAAGATAAAAAGGAGAAAGGGGATTATATTGATATATAAATTATTTAATGAACCAACTCAAAGTACAATGCGACAGGTATTATATAATCGAGGATTAAAAACTATAGAAGAGCAAGATAAATGAATTAATGCTTCTTTTCCCGCAGATGTAAATTCTCCTTTTACTTTTGGCAAAGAAAATATAGAGAAAGCTGTAGAATTTCTTCGATTCGCAGTCCAAGAAAAACAAAAAATTTGTGTTGTAGTAGATGCAGATGCTGATGGTTTTACTAGTGCTGCAATTATTCTTAATTATATGTATGAATTATATCATTGAGCTTTAAAAAATACTCAGGAGCAATGTAAAGAAAAATTAACTTATATTTTGCATGATGGTAAACAGCATGGTTTAGCAGACACTATTAATAAAATTACAAATGATGTTCAATTGGTTATTATACCAGATGCAGGTACTAATGATATAGATGAAATGCAGCAATTGATAGATTCTGGTAAGAAAATTCTTTGTATGGATCATCACGAATCTGATAATTGAATTCATAATGATAATGTAGTTATTATTAATAATCAGATTTGTAATTATCCAAATAAAGATTTATCTGGTGCAGGAGTTACTTTACAAATTTGTAGAGCTTATGATCATATAATGGGATTAGATTTAACCTCAGAAGATTGAAAAGGTGCATTAGGATATATTGATTTAGCCGCTCTCGGCAACCTTTCAGATATGATGGATTATCGTAGCATAGAAACTAAAGCTATTATTGATGAAGGATTAAAAAATATTCATAATCCATTTTTTTATTATATGTGCGAAAAAAATAAATTTAGTATTGATAAAATGGGCGGAATCAATTATATGTCAATGGCTTTTTATGTAACGCCATTTATTAATGCCATTGTTCGATCTGGTACTATGGAAGAAAAAGATTTAATTTTTAAATCAATGTTAAAGTTTTATGCTTTTGATAAGATTGAGAGTGGTAAACGTGGTCACAAAGGAGAATTGGTACCAAGAGTTGAAGAAGCAGTTAGAATCGCAGCTAACGTCAAAGCTAGACAAACAAAGCTCCAAGATGCTGCAATGGATTTGCTTGAGCAACGAATTCGATCTGACAGATTGACAGAAAATGGTATTATTATCTGTTGCTGCGAACCCGGAGAAGTGGAAAAAAATCTCGCCGGACTTGTCGCCAATAAGATTCAAGCGAAATACCAGCACCCATGTCTTGTCCTCACAAAATCAAAAGGGAAAGATGATAAAGAGTATTATTATAGAGGATCCGCTAGAAATTATTCTATGTCAGAAATAGAGGATATGCGGCAACTTTGTGAAAATACTGGTGATGTAGAATATGCACAAGGTCATAGTTCTGCATTTGGTATTTCCATCCCCGAATCTAAATTAGAAGATTTTATTAAAAAGACAAATGCAATTTACAGTGAAGCCGCGCAAGAACCTGTTTATTGGGTTGACTTTGAATGGTTTAGTAAAGACATTGATGGGCAAAAAATTCTAATGATTGCAAATGGAAAACCATTTTGGGGTCAAGGTTTACCAGAGCCTTATATTGCTATACGCGATATTCCGCTAGAATCTGTTCAACTAATGGGGTTAGATAAAGGTCATCCTACATTAAAAATTCATTTATCTAATGGTGTAGATATTATGAAATTTAAATCTTCTCAAGAAGAATATGAACAATTTATTAAACCTAATATGTATTTAACTGCTATCTGTAGATGTGCTAGAAATGAATGAGCTGGACGTGTAACTGCACAACTTATCATTGAAGATTTTTATATTAATGAAAAGTGAGTGTTTTAGTAGTTGACAAAAGCAAAATAATATGGTATAATTAATTTAGAAAATTAAAAGAGAAAGATTTAAAATTCATGGGTTATTTTATGTAATTCAAATCTTTCTTTTTACATTAAAAGTAGAGAGAAAGTGAGGTTAATTTATGACTATTGGAATATATAAAATAACAAATTTACAAAATAATAAAAGTTATATAGGAAAATCTGTAAATATTGAAAGAAGATGGCAGGCTCATAAATCGTTATCAGAATGAAAAAGATATGAAAATAAAACTTTATATAGAGCTTTTAAAAAATATGGATTAGACAATTTTTCTTTTGAAATTATTGAAAAATGTTCAGAAGAAGAATTAAATGAAAAAGAACAATATTATATTAAACGTTATGATAGTTTAAATAATGGATATAATGAAACAGAAGGTGGCGATGGAGGAAAAACATTTAAAAATTATCGAAAAAGATTTGGCCTTTTAACAGAAGAAGAAGTTCGATATATCAGACAAAGATGATTAGAATGTCGATATCCTGGAGCTTTAATCTACGAAAAAGAATTTAAAGACAAAATTTCTGAAAGAGGATTCCGAGCAATTTGAAATGGAAGTAATTCTTTAGATATAATGGGAGATATATACACAGAAGAAAATAAAAAAAAGCACCTTCATCTTGAAAGAGAACATTCTGGAGTTTTAAGAAGAAGAATTTCTTTAGAGGAACTAAGAGAATGTCGAAAACAAATTGCTCAAGGAAAACCTTGTCAAACTCTTTGAAGAGAAAAATATCAAGATATATATAGTAAAGGTGGATTTAGAGATTTAATAAAAAATTCTTACTTAGATGAAAGGATTGATTTTGATGCCCCACTCTTCCCGCTTTGAGCTCCATTGCCACAGCGACTTCAGCAACATTCGTCTAATAGATAGCATAAATCAAGTTGATAAACTTATTGACTATGCTGTAGAAATTGGTCTTGAAGGTTTATGTTTGACGGATCATGAGGCACTCGGTGGATGGGTTAAACTTGATCAAAAGAGACAGCAAGTTCAAAAGGATCATCCAGATTTTAAAATTGGTTATGGTAATGAAATCTACCTCGTTGACAAACGTGAATCCAGTCAACGATATTGGCACTTTATTCTTATTGCAAAAGATTCAATAGGTGCTAAGATGTTGCGGAAACTATCGTCAAATTCTTGGATGAATAGTTATTTTGATCGTGGTATGGAAAGAGTACCAACTCTTAAAGCAGAAGTGATGGCATGTGTAGATGAATTTGGTAAAGGTCACCTTATTGCGTCTTCCGCATGTCTTGGTTCAGAGCTTGATTATTGTATTCTTGAAATGGATAAAGCTGAAAAAGTTGGTAATATTGAAGGTAAAGCAGAATATTATTATAGAATTGTAGATTTTGTAAATTGGTGTAAGTCTATTTTTGGTGAGGATTATTATTTTGAGATTCAGCCAGCTCAAAGTAAAGAACAAATGATTGTTAATCGTCGAATGAAAGCTTTAAGTGATTATTTTGGAATTAAAATTGTAGTAACAACTGACGCTCATTATTTGAAAAAGAGTGACCGAGAGGTTCATAAAGCATTTCTTAATTCAAAACAAGGTGATCGAGAAGTAGATG